CAATCAATTTATATATTATGGATAATCTACATTTAATACAATTAGGCCAATACGAAAGGCCAACAATCACAGAAGAACGCAACAAAGATTGGGTTTCAATAGGCGATAATAACGACTATTACCAAAGTTTGATAGATGCCTATATGGATAGCACAACAAACAATGCAGTAATTAATGGTGTTGTTAATCAAATTTATGGTAAAGGATTAGATGCTACTGATTCAGCACAAAAGCCTGACCAATATGCACAAATGAGGAGTTTAGTAAAACCTCACGATTTAAGAAACGTTTGCCAAGATTTAAAGCTATTAGGTGAAGCAGCTTTTCAAATTACTTACAATGGTAATAAAATTTCAGCAATAACACACTTTCCAAGAGAAACGTTAAGAGCTGAAAAGATGAATGATAATGGTGAAGTAAAAAACTATTTTTACTCTGCTGATTGGAGCAAAGTTGATAGAAATACAAAACTTAAAAAGTTTCCTGTTTTTGGTAGTGGCGCACAAAATGAAATATTTATAATTAAAAGATATGTAACTGGTTTTTATTATTATTCACCAGCAGATTATAATACTGCTTATGCAACACTTGAAAACGAAATTGCTTGTTACTTAATTAATGATACTCAAAATGGCTTTAGTGGTACAAAGGTTGTAAACTTTAACAATGGTGTACCAGATAGAGAAAAGCAACTTGCTATTAAGAATGATGTAATGAATAAGCTCACAGGAAGTTACGGTGAGCGTGTAATTGTCGCATTCAATAATAATGCAGAAAGCAAAACGAGTGTTGAAAATATACCACTTGATAATGCACCTCAACACTATGAATATTTAAGCACAGAATGTTCTAAAAAAATTATGTTAACTCACAGAGTTACATCACCATTATTACTTGGTTTATCTTCTGCTAACGGTTTTTCAAGCAATGCTGATGAAATAGAGAACGCCTCAAGGCTTTTTAACAACGTAGTAATACAACCATACCAAAATTTATTAATTGATAGTTTAGATGCAATATTAGCAGTTAATGATATTAGTTTAAATCTTTACTTCAAAACTATTGAACCACTTGAGTTTATGGATTTAGAAAATGTTGAAGGCGAAGAAGCTATTGAAGAACAAACTGGAATAAAGGAAGAAGAAGAAAGCACAGAGCTTGAAATAATGGCTTCTAAAAGTGTTTCTAACAAAGAAAGTGATGAACTATTAAAAGATGCTTTAGATTCGCTTAAAGGCGTTAAAATGGATACTGAAGAGTTTGAGATAGTTGATATTAGAGATTTAGATGATGAAAATGAAAGTGTTGAGGATTGGGCTAAATCAATGATACAATTAAGTGATGTTGTAGATAGTAAAGAAGATGGATTTTCTACTTTAGATAAATCAATGTATAAAGTAAGATACAAATATGCAAAAGGTAGTAGTAGGGGTGGAGAAAGCAGAGAGTTTTGCAAAGAGATGATGAACAGAACTGGTGCTGGTATTGTTTATAGATTAGAAGATATTGATAAAGCAAGCAGAGATATGAACTTTAAAGCTGCTAAATTACCAATGCACAATGACCAAAAGTATGATTTGTTTAAATTTAAAGGTGGTGTTTATTGCAGGCACAAATGGCAACAGATTTTATACAAAATTAAAAAAGGAAAAAAAGTTGGTAGTGATGATTTAGATGATTACAAGAAAAGTAAAACTATACCTAAGAGTTACGAACCAAAGCCAAGAGGTAGAAAACAAGCAAAAAAAGCTCCAGTAAATATGCCTAATAATGGACATCACCCAAATTATAAAGTAAAATGAGTAAAGCATTATTTGTAACAAGACACGATATTTCAGTATTTACAGCTGCTAATGGTTCGATTGACCCAGACCGTTTACTAAATTTTATAAATCAGGCACAGGATATACATATACAAAATTACTTAGGTACTGAGTTATATGTTAAAATACAAAATGAAATAACTGCTGGTACTTTAGCAAATCCTTACTTAGCTTTGTTGAATGATTATATAAAGCCAATGCTTCTACATTGGAGTTTAGTTGAATACTTACCTTACGCTGGTGTTAATATTGCTAATGGTGGTATATATACAAAGAATCCTGAAAATAGCACAGCTCTAACAAAAGAACACGTAGATAGCTTAGTTGAAAGAAGTAGAACAACAGCACAGTTTTACACAAACAGATTTATAGATTATATGCAAAATAACGCAGCTGGATTAATACCTGAGTATTATAGTAATTCTCAAGAAGATATGTATCCAGATGACGTTGCAGATTTTGGAGGTTGGGTACTTTAAAAATATATTATGCCAGATAATAACATAGAATGGGGACAAGGTGGTGTTAACAACAGCAACGATTGGGGTAAAGCAAAAGCTAATTCTACCAATAACTTTGGTGCTGTTTACGATAGTTCACCAAGTGGTGATACTAATATTGCTGGTGGACAACCTGTTGTATCAATAACTTATTCTGCAAGTGCTTTTTGTGCTGATGCAAGCGACCCTACACCAACAGTTCAAAATAATGCTGGAGCTGGAACATTTAGTTCTACTACTGGATTAGTATTTATTAGCACAACAACTGGTGAAGTTGATATTGATGCTTCTACTGTAGGAAGTTATTTAATTACATATACAGATACAGATGCTGCAACTGCTACATTTAACTTAACTATTAATGCTTTACCTACTGTAACTGTAAGTACTTCTGATGGTACTATTTGTGATGGAGAAAGCACAACACTAACAGCAAGTGGTGCTTCTACTTATGTATGGAATGATGGTAATACAGATAATCCAAGAACAGTATCACCTACTACTACAACTACATTTACTGCAACAGGTACAGATTCAAATGGTTGTACTAATACTGGTGCAACTACAATTACTGTAAATGCTCAAGACAGTGCTGCTTTTAGTTATGCTGCAAGTGCTTATTGTGCTAATGGTACAGACCCAACACCAACAATAACTGGTACTACTGGCGGTGCATTCACTTCTACTGCTGGATTGATTATTAATAGTGGAACTGGTGAAATAGATTTAGATGCTTCTACAGTTGGAGCTTATTCAATTACTTATACAACTACTGGGGTGTGTTCAGCTAACCAAAGTGTTAACCTAACTATAAACGCTGCTGACAACGCTGCATTTAGTTACTCTGCAAGTAGTTACGAACCAACAGATGCAGACCCAACACCAACTATAACAGGATTAACAGGTGGAACGTTTAGCGGAACGACTGGTTTAGTAATTAATTCAACTACTGGTGAAATAGATTTAAGTGCTTCTACTGTTGCAAGTCATACTATTACTTATGATACTACTTCAAGCGGTTCAAGTGTTTGTCCAAATACATCTACACAAACAGTAGAAATAGCTTTGGCTGGAATTGCTAATAATTACAGTATGAATTTTGATGCCTCAAGTTCAGATTATATAAATGCTGGTTCTTCGATTGGTGTTATTGGAACAGGTGTTAGAACTTTTTCAGTATGGCTAAAAACATCTGTAACTGGAACACAAGTTGTTTTAGGTACAAGAAACGTTAATACAAATGGTTGGGTTATTCAAATAGAATTAAACACCATATTATTTTATAATGTGCTTGGTGGAGCAAATAAAGGTATTTATACAACGGCAGCAAATTTAACTGATGGTGATTGGCATCATCTTGTAATAGTTAGGGCTGGTACTGGTAATAATAAAATATATGTTAATGGAGTTTCACAAACTTTAAATACAACTACATTTGGAGATGAAAATCTAACAGACCCGCAAAGCTCTTTAGATTTATTAATAGGTGCTGGATATAATACTGGCGGAGTTTTATATAGATTCTTTGATGGACTTATAGACGAAGTAGCAATCTGGGATACAGCTCTAACATCTACACAAGTATCGGAGATATACAACGCAACAGGAACTAATTTAACTAAAGACTTAACCACAGTATCAGGTTCAAACCTTGTATATTGGAATCGTATGGGGGATAATTAATTAAGAATATGAGTACACAGTTTACAAATAGACAATGGCGTTTGCCTAACAATGAGAATAAAGACAAGCAGAGTAACTATTCTATGAGCTTTGATTCTGCCAGTTCAGAATATATAGATTGTGGAAATACTGATTATTTAAATAATTTAACTGAAATGAGTTTATCTATTTGGTTTAATTTAGATACTGCTGCTATAAATAAAGGTCTTATTGGGGATTTTGTTTATAGTCCAGCTCAAGGTCACTTTAGTTTATTAACTAAACTTGTTTCAGGAAACAATTATAGTTTAAGGTTATATATTAATAACTCACCTAATGATACTATAAATATTAGCGGAACTCCTTTTACTGCTGGTCAATGGCATCATCTTGTAATGATTTATGAAAATTCAACATTTAGCTTTTATGTTGATGGCTCTCCAGTATCTTCTTCAGGAGATACACCTTTTTCATCTTTTCCTAATTCTACAAGCACTTTAAATATTGGTAGATATTCAACTTTAGAATGGGATGGTAAAATAGACGCAGTATCCATTTTTAATTACGCTCTTTCTTCAAGCCAAGTAACAACTCTTTATGGTTCAAGCTCTACTGGTATAGGTAACCCAATGAGTTTATCTCCAAAGCCTGTATTTTATGCACCTTTAGGAGACCAAGATGCTTTTAATGGAGCTAATTATTTAGTGCCTAATAGTTCTCTGAAAGATTATGTTTTTGATTTTGATGGTAGTAATGATTATATAGATATAAACTCTTTAAATTCAAATATTTTAAATTCATCTTTTAGTATTGGTATATGGATTAAAAAAGAAGCAAAACCATCCCAAGATAATGACAGAATTATAGATTTAACTGTTAATGCAAACACAAGTTTTCAAATAATTTGTGATAATAGTTCTTCAAAATTTGCAATTAATTTTATTTTATCTGGAGTAAGTAAAATAAACCAACGTGGTTTTAATTCTTGGGCAAGCACGTCTAATAAGTGGAATCAAATTTTTTTAACTTGGGATGGTTCTTCTTATGTTTATTATTTTAATGGACAACCTGTTTCAAGCACAGGAACAGTGCCACTTGGAATTGCTGGTACTGGTTTTTTCTTAGGTAAAAGAGCAGATGGAAATGTAACAACTTTTTACAAAGGCGAAATGTCAAACGTTTCAATTTTTGATTCAGCACTACCAGCAACAGGTTCTAATTCAGTAGAAACTCTTTACAATAATGGTTCTCCACTTACTTCAATGAGTGGTTTTTCATCTTTACAAGGTTGGTGGAAATTAGATGCTTCTGCTACTTATGATGGTTCTAACTGGACTATACCTGATGATAGTACAAACTCAAACGATGGCACAAGCTCAGGAATGACACAAGCCAATTTAGTACAAAGTAATTTAAGTTTTACAAGTGGTTACTCTCCTTATGCTTTAGATTTTGATGGAGCAAATGATTATATAGAAACAGGTTTAATAGATATAACAGGAAATAAAACTATTTCTTTGTGGATAAACCCTACAGCCACTGGTAATAATGGAGCTATTTTAACTATAAGTCAAGCTGGTGCTTCATCTGACAATATAAGCATTGGTTTATGGGAAAGTAATATCCAAGTTCTTATGGTTCAAAACAGTTATAAAAAAAGAAGTACAACAACTATAGATGCTAATACTTGGTATAATGTTGTAATAGTTAAATCTACTAATGCGATTGACAATATCTATATAAACTCTTCAAATACCACTTTAAATGATACAGGTGCTTGGAACGCAACTATTGATTCATCACAATCAAACATAGGAAAAGCATCTTTTAATAGTGCAACAAATTTTCAATATTTTAATGGCTCTATTTCAAATTGTTCTGTTTGGAACGCAGCTTTAACATCTGCACAAGTAACAGAAATTTATAGTGAAGGAGTACCATCTAACTTAAACAACCATAGTGCCTATTCAAACTTAGTAAGCTGGTGGCAGTTAGGAAGTAATAGTTCTTTTAATACTAACTGGACTGTTTTAGATGAAAAAGGTAGTAATAATGGAACTTCAAGCAATATGGGAGAAGATGCTATAGTAGATGGTGTTGGTAGTTATGCAAATGGAACAAGTTCTGGAATGGGTGGAGATGAAGTTATTGGAGATGCACCTTACAGCACAGCAAATTCTCTTAGTGTAAATATGGACGTTTTAGACAGGGTAACAGATACACCAAGTTAAAATTTTAAAATAAATAAAAATGAATAATAAAAGTTATATAGTAATTAGTTTAAGTTCAACGGATAGCGTGCTATGGTCGCAAGTTTCACAATCTTCTGCACAAAGTATGAGAAGAAACTTAGCAAACACTCAAGGTTTATTAAGCTATAGTGTTACACCAAGTTTTATTTCAGATGGTTCAATTGTGCCTGTTGGTGATGTTATGAATCAAACAGAAGCCCTTGAATTATTGCAAACGTCAGCTTGGTCAGAGCCAATGCCAGAAGAATGAACAATTTAAAAAGTGTAAGAATGGATGACCATAATTTATTATTAGCATTAGCTGGTATTATATCAGCATTTGGAGTAAAAGAAGTTTGGGCAATTATCCAAAAAAAAATGGATATAGGAGCTAAAAAAGACGAACGCGAAGAAAGTTTATATACTAAACAAATTGAAATTCTTACTAATAAAATAACACAACTTGAAACTAAAATAGAATTACTTATTGA